GTTCTTCAACCAACAAGGAAGAAGACCTGGTAGTGCTGCGATATACTTGGAACCATGGCACAAAGATATTTTCGATTTATTGGATATCAAAAAGAATACAGGTGCTGAAGAATTGAGAGCAAGAGATTTATTTACTGCACTTTGGATTCCTGATAATTTCATGAGAGCGGTAAAAAACAATGAAGATTGGTATTTGTTCTGTCCAAATGATATTATCAAAGCTGGTATCAAACCTTTACAAGAGTGTTATGGTGAAGAGTATGAACAAAACTATCGTAAGGCTGTTGACTTGGGTATTGGTCGTAAAGTGAAGGCACAAGAGGTATGGAGTAAGGTAATTGAATCTCAAATTGAGACGGGTGTTCCTTACTTGTGTGCTAAGGATAGTGCGAATAAGAAAACAAACCATCAAAACATTGGTGTGATTAAGCAATCTAACCTATGTAATGAAATTTATCAGTACACTGACGAAAAGACTACTGCAATTTGTACCCTATCTTCAATTGTGTTGAAAAACTTTATTGTTGACGGTAAGTTTGATTATAACCTTCTAATCCAAGAAGTAAGAAAGGCTGTAAGAGCATTGAATAATGTTATTGATAAAAACAATTATTCTACAGAAAAGGGTCTTAAGGGTGGTCTTGAACAACGAGCAATCGGAATTGGTGTTCAAGGATTAGCGGATGTGTTTTGTCTTTTGGATTACGTTTTCACTTCGGATGAAGCCAAAGCGTTGAATAAGAATATCTTCGAGGCAATTTATTTCGCGGCAGTTACTGAGAGTAATGAATTGTGTAAGAAAGGTATCAGAAAACCTTATGAGTTCTTCAAAGGTTCTCCAATGTCGAAAGGTATTTTCCAATTTGATATGTGGGGTCTTAATGACTCTGATTTGTTCTTGGATTGGGAAACATTAAAAAAAGATGTTCAAGAATATGGTGTTTGTAATTCATTATTCACCGCTCAGATGCCAGTTGCGTCATCAGCTAAGATTACAGGTTCATTCGAAATGACCGAACCAGCACACTCTGCGTTATTTAATAGACGTGTTGTAGGTGGTGAAATTATGATTGTAAACAAATACTTGATTACTGACTTTGAGAAAATTGGTATTTGGTCTGAGGATTTGAAAAATGAAATTATTTTGAATGAAGGATCAATTCAAAACATTAACTTTAATCAATATCTTGATGTTGAGGATAAAAACTACAACAAAAAAGTTAAAAGAATTGAACACTTGATTCCAAAATATAAAACTATTTGGGAGATTTCACAGAAAGAATTGATTAACATGGCGGCAGACAGAGCACCATTTATTGATCAATCTCAATCTATGAACATTTATATGCCGAATCCAACATTGTCAAAGATTACATCATCGCACTTTCATTCGTGGGAAAAGGGGTTGAAAACATTATGTTACTATGTGAGAACTAAAGCGATTTCAACTGGAGCAAAACACTTAGCATTGGATATGACAAAGGTACAAAAACCTAAACCAAATGTTGAAATTCCTAAAGTAGATTACAGTAGTATGAATTTACCACCAAAACCTGAAGGAATCGAAATTGAATGTTTCGGATGTTCTTCATAAAATAATAAAAATCCCAACTCATGTTGGGATTTTTCATTTTAGGCTATTTATAAGGAAACTAACCGTAGTATATTTATCTTTATGGCAAATGGTGTAACATATGGACTTAATTTTCCATTCAGAGATTCTAGACGAGGTGATTATTTAGAACTCACGGAACTAGAGTCTCAACAAATTAAATCGGATTTGATTCACTTATTATTAACTAGAAAAGGGAGTAGGTATTATTTACCTGAGTTTGGAACTAGATTATATGAATTTATATTCGAACCTTTTGATGGATTGACATTTGATGCTATTCAATCTGACATCCGAGATGCGGTTGAGACATTCATGCCAAACTTACTTTTAAATAATATATCAATAACACCAGCTGATCCTGAGTTTGAGGTTGACACAATGATTGGTCAGAATACAGTTGGAACGAGTGAATCTCCAGTATATCGATTTCCTGGTAAGGGAACTTCAGAATACACTGCTAAAGTAAGAATAGATTACGCAAATAATAGAAGTTCTTTTGCCCAAAGTGATTTCGTTATTATCAATATTTAATATAGATGGCAAATCGTAAAATATCATACACCACAAGAGACTATCAGGGAATAAGAACTGAATTGTTGAATTATGTTAGAACATATTATCCTGAACTTATTCAGGATTTTAATGATGCTTCAGTTTTCTCTGTCTTTTTAGATTTAAATGCTGCGGTTGCGGACAACCTCCATTACCACATAGATAGAAGTATTCAAGAAACAGTTCTTCAATACGCACAACAAAGATCTTCAATATATAACATAGCACGAACTTATGGTTTGAAATTGCCAGGTCAAAGACCTTCTGTTGCATTAGTTGATTTTTCAATTACAGTTCCTGCTTTTGGAGATCAAGAAGACCAAAGATATCTTGGAATTTTAACAAGAGGATCTCAAGTTTCAGGTGCTGGTATTGTTTTCGAAAACATATATGACATCGATTTCAGTTCTCCGTATAATGCACAAGGATTTCCGAATAGATTAAAAATACCTAACTTCAATGCCAATAATGTTTTAATCAATTACACAATTACAAAAAGAGAACTTGTTGTTAATGGTGTAACTAAAGTATTCAAGAGAGTAATAACACCAAATGATGTTAAACCTTTCTTTGAATTATTTTTACCTGAGAAAAATGTGTTGGGTATTACAAGTGTTCTTTTAAAAAGTGGAACTGAGTATACGAACTTACCATCAACCGCTGAATTCTTAGGGGCAACCAATAAATGGTATGAGGTTGATGCTTTAGCTGAAGATAGAGTTTTCATTGAAGATCCTACAAAAGTATCGGACCAACCTGGAATTAAAGTTGGAAGATATGTTCAAACATCAAATAGATTCATAAGTGAATACACACCTGAAGGTTTTAAAAAATTAACTTTTGGTGGAGGAACTAATACCGCTCAAGATTCTTTGGATCAATTTACAACATTGGGAGCGACAATTGATATTCAAAGATATTCTAACAACATATCATTAGGATCGGCGTTGATACCTAACTCAACTTTGTTTGTCCAATATAGAATTGGTGGAGGTTTAGGGACTAACTTGGGAACAAATGTCATTAGCCAAATAGGAACAGTTTCATTTTTTGTAAATGGGCCATCTGAGTTGACTAACTCCTCGGTAGTTAATTCCCTTAGATGTAACAACGTCACAGCAGCTATTGGTGGTGCTGGACTTCCTTCGTTGGAGGAAATTAGAAATTATGTATCGTTTAATTTCTCGGCACAAAAAAGAGCAGTCACGGTTCAAGATTATGAATCAATTATTAGGAATATGCCATCTGAATTCGGAGCTCCTGCAAAAGTTGCGATTACTGAAGATAACAATAAGATTTTGATACAGATATTATCATACGACACTTCAGGTAAATTAACAAACATCGTTTCTAATACATTGAAACAAAACATTGCAACATATCTTTCTAACTATAGAATGATCAATGATTATATCTCGATATTGACTGCTGAAGTTATTGACTTGAGTTTAGAAATATCAATTGTATTGGATTCGGCTCAAAACTCAGGACAAGTTATTGCAGATGTTGTTGACAGAGTATCAACATATTTTAATCCGCAAACCAGACAGTTAGGGCAAAACGTATACCTTTCCGAGGTACAAAGTATTGTTCAAAATCAGAATGGTGTGTTAACTGTTGCGGACATTAAAGTTTTCAACAACGTTGGGGGGCAATATTCTTCGGCTGAAACATCAATGAGGTATTCAAATCCTGAGACAAAAGAAATACAACCTGTTGATGACACAATTTTTGCACAACCTTCACAAGTTTATCAAATAAGATATCCAAACAAAGATATTCGAGTTTTGGTGAAAAACTTTCAATCAGTAACCTTCAGTTGATAGGTTTATTATCCCTATTTATTGTTTATGATTTTAGGTGTGTGTTAGAAAATAACACCTAAACTATTTATAAACTAAAGATATTATATGGGTGATTCATATAGAATAAGGACTGAGCTTGGTGTAAACAAATCAATCAATTTACAATTAGACCAAGAATTTGAGTTCTTAGAAATCCTATCGCTTAAAATTCAACAAACCGACATCTACATAAGAAATTGTGCGGATTATGGTGTTTTGGTTGGTAGGGTCACCGCAAATAATGGTTTCGGATTACCGAATGCAAGGGTTTCAATCTTTATTCCTATAGAACAGGTTGATCAATCCAATCCAGTTATTACAAGTATATATCCATACAAATCTCCAGCGGATAAAAATGAAGATGGTTATAGATATAACCTCCTTCCATACAATCCATCCTATTCGAAACATGCCGCAACAGGGACTTTTCCTTCGAGATCCGATGCATTGACAGGGTCTACTGTTGTTGAAATCTATGACAAGTATTATAGGTTTACATCCAAAACGAATGAGAGCGGTGACTATATGATTATGGGAGTTCCTTTAGGACCACAAACCATAGTTATGGATGTCGATCTTTCAGATATTGGAGAGTTTTCATTAACACCTCAAGATTTAGTTAGAATTGGACTTGCAACAGAAGCACAAGTTGCTGGTAATAGGTTCAGGGCATCAGCCGATCTCAACTCTCTTCCACAAATAATTAACGTAACCAAGAGTGTGGAAATTTCTCCGTTATGGGGAGATCCTGAGGTATGTCAAATTTCAATCAATAGAATTGATTTTGATTTAAGGGATGACGCTAACGTTGATATACAACCGACCTCAGTTTTTATGGGGTCAATGTTTTCTTCACCTGATAAATTTAGACTCAGAAAAAATTGTAAGCCTAAAGATAATTTAGGAAACTTATGTGATCTTACTTCAGGACCTGGACAAATTTTAGCACTTCGTCAAACAATACAACAAGATGAGGATGGTAATCCCGTGTTGGAAGTTTTTGAATTAGAACAAGCGGGTAATATTATTGATGGAGATGGAACTTGGTTGACCGAGTTACCGATGAACTTGGATTATGTCGTCACGAATGAGTTTGGAGATAGAGTTATATCAAATGATCCAACTTTAGGTATACCTACAAAAGGAAAATATAGATTCAAAATCAAATGGACTCAACCGAATGATTTGACAATGCAAACAAGGAGACCAAGTTATTTGGTTCCTAACGTTAAAGAATATGGATGGGAAAATCCCGATGCTGACCCTACAAATTTACCGAGCCAAACACTAAAAAAGATTCAAGAAAGTTCGTATTATTTCGGGTTAGCTTGGAGTGGGTATACAAATGGGTTTACGGGGTCAGAACAGATAGATCGATTGAATGAAATAATTGATTGTGAAGATACATTTTATGAGTTTCAATTTAATAGAGTCTACACTATATCTTCACTCATTGACCAATATAAGAAAGGTGGACGAGGAAGATTTATAGGAATCAAAGAAATTGATGATGATAGTTGTTCGAGTACTGTTAATAAATTTCCTGTAAATGATGGATTCAAAAATTTCGATTTACTGTATTTCTTATTCTCAATAATTTTTACAGTAATTCAATTTGTTGGTTCTGTTCTATTAGTGATTGCCCATCTTTTACTTTTCATATATACTATTGTCATTGAGGCTTTGTGTTTCTTGTGCGGAATTAAAATTTTACGTTTGAGACCTTTTGCATTTATTTGTAGAGCCCTAAGAATTAAATGTGAAAGAAAAAGTTTTTTGGTTCGTTTACCAATGTTAACTTACCCTGATTGTCAATCATGTACTTGTACAGAAACAAACGTTGACTCATCAGCTCTTTTAGGTGGGACTAATGGAGTATTATCTTATGTTTCTTCACCATCAAGTTATTATGATGGTTTACAATCTTTGTTTGGTTCTGATGGTACACCGTCAGAAGATGTACAGTTAAAATCTTTAATTTTTTCTGAATCCATTGCAGGTAATGATGATTCTGTTACCGATTTGAATAAATTCAAAACACCAGTGTCACAGGTAGTCCGATTTTTATCAGAGGAATCTGATGAGAGAAGATATTTTACATATGCAACAAGTCTTACTTTGGGAGAAAGAATAAATATATTTAATACCCGAAAATCGTATTTTGAAGAATTGAATAAAATTAAAGTGACTTTTTCTAAAAATTCAAATTTAGGGAAATTTCACTTTGATAATACTGTAACTGTTTTGGCAAACCAATTCTATGAATCTGGTCAATTACTAACGACAGTAAATCCCGCAACATCTACCGATAAAAATTTCTTGTATTTGGAGCAAACTAATAATGGGTTGGTAAATGGGATTACGGGAACAACAATACAAGGGTCAACAAATGTAACTGTAAAATACGCTCTGACTGAACTGACAGATAGTAGTGTTTCTTATTCGTTACCAACAGGCAGTACTATAACCCGTCAACAATATCCACAAGATAGAGAATATTTCCAAGTTGTTACTGCAATAACTATTTCGGAGGCAATCAAAATATGGGATACAAGTAATTTGGAGGCGTTTCCGAATGTTTTAAGTGCTCGTTCTAGAATATTTTTAAGGAGGAAAAGAGGTTTTCCAGGGCTTGGATATAATGATGATGGTAATTTATTGATTAGTCCACTTTCAGTTTTAGAAAATGTGGATAGCCAATATATACTAATTCTTCAGAGAGGGGTTGACCCGTATTCTCCGAAATATGATAACGAATATAAGTTAGGTAGAATTTTCGGTAAAAACATAGACGACTCAAATTTAACAATAACCGCGTCAACTCGATTGAATATGCCTATTCAAAAGTTAACGCAGACAAATATTTCGGTCCAACCTTTCACCCAAAATGGAATGTTCTATCCATCTTATTTCTTTGAAGCGGGAAATGGTTTTAGCGGGTTTACGACTTCAACAGTCGGATATTATGGTAGTTTGGATTCCTCATTTAATACCAATAGGTTGGTTCGCGAAAATATAGGAGGGGTAACTGGTATGGTTTCAACACTGGGTAATGATTTTTTCTCATTGTCTCAAAATGCTGCAAAATATGATTCTTCTGAAGATGTCTCTGGAGCCTCATATATCTATGCTAACATAAATGCAAATGCTTGGTTTAGTTATAGTGATGCTAGATTCCTATACCTAACACCCAATGCTTATCCGATATTGACTGGATCCCCAATGTCAATTTCATCTAAAACAAACAATGTGATGAGAACCGATAGACTACCTTCATCTGATGTTTTGAACGGTAGCGCATGGACAACCAATCCCGCATTGTTGCAACAAAATAATAACTTTGTTTTCTATGAAATCCCCGAGCTAGACCAACCTGATGCTTTGGTTGGATACGCAACTGGTGCTGAAATACCAACCGCAGATTTGGAAGGGTTACCAAATGAAGTAACTGTTTTATCAAGTTTTGATTGTGAAAATATGGTTGGGTTGGATTGTTATACAGGTTTTGGTGATAACTTTGAAGTTAATCAGGAGTGTACAACGAAAGATGCGGTTGAAAAAGGTTGTTATATTTTTATGAGGAGACCTGGTTTGGATTTGGTTAAAGATCTTGGAAACTTTGGAGAATGGGCTTTTAGATTTAGATTTTTCTATGCTCTATGTCGAGGGGTTCTCGCTCAATCATTTATGAACAATTGGGTCAATGGATCATTATATTTCTTCCCAATTCAAGTCGATACTTTCTATAACAAACAAAATAGAGTTAGTCAAGTTAGATTCTGTGAAGATGTGATCTACTATAATCGAGACAGTAATAACTTCTATTATAGAAGTAGTCCATATAACAATACGACTAATAAATTTATTGGTAAAAGATCAGACAAATCTGAGGGAGGTATCAATGATATGAATCTATTGTTTCCTACAACTGTAATAAATTTGGGTATGAAAGATTATTTCTATTCTGAGATAACCTTTGACCCTTCGACCCGAGGATTTATATTACCAAACATTGGTCCTACAAGTTATGCTGACACATCGGATTTGGTTAATCTTTTTGTGGTATCTAGAATCACTGATGAGAATTTCTTACAGCAATTGATACCTTTAGGAGACAATTCTATCAATCAACTATTTTCAAGAAATGAAAGAAGAATTGATGGAGATTTAGCTCAGTTGATGTCGATAAACTGTGAGATAGGGAATATCAATTTTTCACCTGAATATTATGACAGTGTTACTGGTCAAACAAATCAACCAACACAAATTCTTGGAACTCCTAAGGATCCGACAATTGGTGTATGGTTCTCTTCTACAACGGAAGATTTACAAACCAAAGATTACTTAACCCCAGGCCGAATAAATTTCAGAGGAAATGATGACATTGGATATTTTCCATATCCATATGGAATCAAATCACAACAAGTTCCATTCTATCAATGGAAATTGTATAATACGAAATTGATATTTGGAACTCAATTAAACAGTTGGGCAACATCGTCAGCTGATATTGTTCAAAATACCAGATATCAATCTTTGGATAGATTTTCAACAAGCACTCCTTATTTCTTAGGATCGAATGCGATATCCAATGACTTGAATGCACGAGGATATATATTCAACGTAAATGGAACTGTGGGAGATGGTCAATATCTTTCAACGGGAGCAATCAAACAAAAGTTTGTTGTTGGTGCCCCATTCCAATTCTATTTTGGAACCGTAGTTGGCGAAACCGCTTTGGATAAATTCAAAAGAAAATATTCTGTAGATGAATAAGTTTACACTAATACCGAGTGGTCAAAGATACAAAGGAGCTCCCTCTATTGATGAGGAAGTTTCTGTTACTTTACAAGAACAGAGTCAACAGCTTACTGAGTATGAAAGATCACAGACAATAAATCTTGCTCAAGTTTATGATGACGAAAGACAAATTTGTACTGTATTTAGACCAACATTTAAGGTTACTTATTTATATGATAATGTTTATGATGGTGTAACTAATTATCAACCATTCGAATATAATCTATATTATACAGATCCAAGTAGGTCAAAGCAAAGTGGTATTTGGAAAGGATTTCCACAATATTATGAATTTGATTTTTACCGACCAAATGTAACTGATTATCATTTTTCCTACAAAGCAAAAAGTGCTTACACATACAATTGGATGTATTACATAACATATCCTTATAAGAATGATTATGATAAACAACTCCAATATTATTCGACCGATGATAATAATATTACTTGGGTTGCCTCTCAGGGTATTCCATTTACTATATTGAATACAACTCAAAATGGTAATGGAATTATTTCATTTATTTGTATCTCCCCTCACGGATTAACTCCTGGTGAATATGTTGAATTGTCATTAACATATCGAGATTCAAATATTTTTCAAGTAGATTCTTTGGGTAATGGTAAATTCGGAAGTGATGTTCACATTTTTAATGTTTTCAATATCGGATATACAGGATCGACATTTAACAATGGAGTTGAAGGAACATTTAAAAGAGTTATCAATCCTGACAATTTGGAAGAAACAAAATCCAAATATTATGTCAAACAATATAAATTTTTGACTAACATCGAAGACCTTGCAATGACAAAGGCTGGGTTTGAAAAAAATGTTTTCGGCGAAAATAAAAAAATAGAGTTTAGTTCAATAACTCCAAACTTAGTAACTAGAATTTCTCAAAAAAATAGTAGTAACACTTATGATGTCACTTCAAATTATGATCTTAACTTGGTGAATTTATTAGATAATCAAAAAAGACCAATCAATGAAATAAGTCTTACGATTATAAATAAAGGATACTCAGGATACTTTAATCAACCATTTAACAGGATTGGTATTAAACAGGGATGGGAATTCAATTTGACAAAAACAACAAACCCTTGGTGGGATTTGAATAACGAAAAATCTAATTCTAATGTATTAACTTCGGACTACACTCTGACAAATGGTGCAACCAAAACTTTTTTCTATAACCTCGACCTGAAAAAAGATGATGTTATGGATGGTGATTTTTGTGAATGGAATGACTATGAGCAAATAGAAAGGGTTGTTTCCCCATACTATCATAA